CTGTTGCTTGAAGCAAAGATAGGAGACAATTGGCTTGACATAAAAGAACTGCCGTGATATAACTGCTAACCCTACTAAACAAGGAGTACAAATAAATGAGTGTAACAACTATCGATACCGCGAACTACGCAGAGATGGCTAAAGCTATGGGTATCTCTGGAGAGGCTAGTAAATCTAAGAGTACGCTTGCTAGATTACGGATTAATCATAGTGCCATAATGGGTATGGCAGAGGTAAATAAGAAACGAGTTAACGTGGAAGTTGTTGAGGCAGGTACCTACAAGCTGGAGGTTCCCGACACGGGGCAGACTTACTTCTCTTCTGCGGTTACCATTCGTCCATACATTCAACGCTTTATGTACAAGCGTTTTGTAAAAGGCGCGGGTGATACGAAGAATGCCTTCGTTAAAACGGTGATGGCGGATACGCTGAATATTGATCTGAAGGACAACTCCGGTAAGTTTAACTGCGGCAAGCCAAGCGGTTACATCGAAGACTTTAAGGCACTGCCAGAAGATATGCAGAACCTTATTCGTCAGATCAAACGTGTTCGTGTAGTGTTTGGTACAGTCCAGTTAACTGATCCCGTAGATGAACGGGGGACACCCTACCTTGATAGTGACGGCAGTGCTCTTATCGAAGCTCCCTTCATATGGGAAGTTGATAATCGCGAAGCGTTCAAGACTATTGGTGCACCCTTTCAAACTTTCTTCCAGAATAAAAGGTTGCCCGTTCAGTACAACATCTATGCTACAACGGCACAGCGTAAACTACCTAACGGTAATTCTTACTACGTTCCTGAAGTAGACTTTGACATGGCAGATGTACTCACGATCGATGACTCTGATCAGACTACGCTCTCGTCCTTTTTGGAGTGGGTCACGAACTACAATAAGTACATTATTTCCGCATGGAATGACATTACGAAGCGGGGTAATGAACTAAACTCAGCATGGGACTTGCCAGATGATCAAGCCCTTAGCGTGGTTGAAGAGTTTGTAGATATTGAAAACAGTAAAGAGGAAACTATCCAGTGATCTCGGCAACCCTACTTAACGCTATGCTGAATTACCTAGCAACTCTCCCCTATAAGGATGTTCATATGTATATTCAGACAGCGCAAAAGGAGATTGCGGAGTACCGAGCCACACAAGAAAAAGAGACAAACCTTACAGTTACAACAGCGGATAGTGAGAAAGGAGAGTAACAATGAACCATCCTGCAGAATTGGCGGTGCATCAGTACCTTGAGTGCGCTAAAGGTAAAGGTACAGATATGTCGGAGGACACTATAGATAAGGTGTGTGAAGACATTCGGGAAGCGATGCGCCGTCAGTTCGGCAGCGGATCAAAGCGCGGCGCGTTTAGACCCCGCATGTCGAACGTAGGAAGACCCACGTGCCAGCTATGGTACGAAAAAAATAAACCAGACACAGCCCTGCCACGACCAACTACATTCGTAATGACTATGATACTAGGGGATATTGTAGAGGCAGTGTTTAAAGGTCTACTTACAGAGGCCGGTATTGAGTACGAGGAAAATGAGAAAACAACTGTAGAGTTTGACAGTGGTGTTACTGTTTCCGGCACTGCAGATATAAGCATAGACGGTGCTGTTGACGATATAAAATCTGCATCTGCTTGGTCATACAAGAATAAGTTTGAGTCCTACTATACTCTGTCTCAGATGGATGACTTTGGATATGTAGCACAACTAGCTGGCTACGCAAAAGGTCTCGGTAAAAAAGCAGGTGGTTGGTGGGTCATCAACAAAGCTAGTGGGGAGTTTAAGTACGTTCCAGCTACGGGTCTTGACATTAAAGAGGAATGTGATAATATAAATACCTCGCTCAAAAAACTTAAGGAGAACGTGTTTGAGAGATGTTTCGAGCCAGAGACTGAGTACTTTAGAAGTAAACCAACTGGTCATAAGGTGCTGTGTAAAACGTGCAGTTTCTGTGACTACAGAAAAGATTGCTGGCCTTCCCTACAGCAGAAGCCAATGTTAATGTCTCGTGCTGTTAGTCCTAAGATGGTAGACTATGTGTACATACAAGGGGGGGAAGTATAAGTGGACGCACGGCAATTTATAGCCGCACGTAAGCACGGGTATAGGTCCGGTCTAGAGCATAAAGTTTCCCAATACCTCGACAATCTTTATATAAAATATGCATACGAGAGTATAAAAATTGAGTGGGAAGATTTAGCTTACCGGACCTACACTCCCGATTTTATCTTGAGTAATAATATTATTGTTGAAACTAAGGGTATGTTTACTACTGCCGATAGGCGCAAGCATTTGTTTATTAGAAAGCAGCACCCCGAACTTGACATCCGCTTTGTGTTTGATAATAGCAGACGTAAGCTAAGAAAGGGAGCAAAGTCTACATACGGAGAGTGGTGTGTAAAATATGGCTTTGTGTACCATAGCAAAATAATACCGGAAGACTGGTTGAAGGAGCATAAAAAGAAAAGCTTTAGCACGTTTATAAAATTCAAAGGAACTAAAAGGAAACGCAAGTGAACAGTGAACATACAAATGAGGAAGACTTACTCATACAGGTAGCGCCAATACTAAATGAAGAGTCACACTGGACAGGACAGGTAGAAATAAATATAATATTATCCGATAAGTCTCCTTTAGATAGTACGGAGACGGAAGCATTATTATTCTTTTGCCAAATGATATGTGCGTCTGTGCCTATCTATGAGGAGCACGACACTATAAGAGAAATGGCAGCGTGGTTAGTTACCCAAAAGTATACGGAGAAGGGAAAGAAAAAACTTAATGGTGGGTCAGATAGGGCAGAGATTCTTAGCACAGAAAATAATGTTATCAAGATAGATTTCAATAGTAAGAAGGAGCACTAATTTGACCGCCGAGAATAGCCTACCATCCGATAGCACATGGGATACGGATGATGTAAATAACCCATCACATTACAACACCAACGGTCTTGAAACAATAGATTTAATTAAACAGTCCATGTCTGGCGCTGAGTTTAATGGTTACCTAAAAGGAAACGTACTAAAATATGTTAGTCGGTATCGTCACAAGCACCCAGCAGAGCCGCAGAAAGATTTACTAAAGGCACAGTGGTATCTAAATAAGTTGTTGGAAGAATGGTAGAATGATTGTAAAAGTTCAGATGACATTGCGTATTGACACAGAGGAATACCCCATGCCTGTTGATGGGCGCGTGGCAGACGAAGTGGCGTGGGCCTTACACGAGTTCGTATATGATATAGACGGTATGGATATTAAAAAAATCAATGTCATACAGGAGGGAAAAAATAAATGAGTCATGCTTTACCAACTAACTACCAAAACTTTATTGCTATGTCTCGCTATGCACGATGGTATGAAGAAGAGAGTAGACGAGAGACATGGACAGAAACTGTGTGTCGGTACTTCGATTACATGGGTACTATTCTAGAGAAAAAGCATTCCTATAACCTGCCCGACTCGTTACGAAGCGAGCTTGAGCAAGCTGTTGTAGGGCTAGAGGTTATGCCAAGTATGAGAGCGGTTATGACAGCGGGGCCAGCCCTAGATCGCTGCAATGTAGGTGCTTACAACTGTTCTTACCTGCCTATAGATAACCCTCGTGCCTTCGATGAAGCAATGTACATTCTAATGAATGGCACAGGTGTAGGTTTTAGCGTAGAACGAGATCACGTAGAGAAGCTGCCAATCGTAAGCGAAACATTTCATCGTAGCAATACAACGATTGTTGTGGATGATAGTCGCATAGGATGGGTAAAGTCCTTGCGGGAATTGATTGCCTGTTTGTACGCAGGACAGGTACCAAAGTGGGATGTGTCCAGAGTTCGTGCCGCTGGAGCTAGGCTTAAGACATTCGGTGGCAGGGCATCAGGGCCGGGACCACTTGAAGAGCTATTTCATTTTTGTATATCGAAGTTTTCTGGGGCTTCAGGTCGTAGGCTATACCCCATAGAATGCCACGATATTATGTGTAAGATTGGAGATGTGGTTGTAGTGGGTGGTGTACGAAGAAGCGCCCTCATATCTCTGTCCAATCTAGGCGACGATCAGATGCGCCATGCCAAGTC